CGAGGGCGTAGTAATTACCCCGGGCGAGCCTGTAGACCACACAGACATACTCGACGGCCAGTCAGCCGGAAGCATCATTGAGCCAGATGCCGATTCGCCACCGGAGGTCCATGAGCCCGGGCAGACGGTCTCAACCAAGCCCGGAGAGCTGAGCCGCGACGATATTTATTCAAAGGCAACCGAGACCCGGGACATTCAGGACGCGGTAGACGCAGAGGAAATGACCCCGGTGCAGCGGGCTCACGTTAAGAGGATGAAACTTGAGGCCGCCGGGATCGATCCTGATAGCGATGATGATCCTTTCGATGGTGATGGCAACCTCAAGGAAGGATGGGTGGACACTGGCGCAACTCCTGAGCAGGTTGTCGCTCCCGGAACCCCCATTGTCACGGATACAACAGCAATAGCAGAAGCATCAGCGACTACTGCTGTTCCAACACTTGACCCCAATGCTGAAACAGTTACCATCATTGTCTACGGTGAAAAGCGGGATGTGCCAAGGGCTGAAGTAGAAGCTGCTGGCGGAGTCGCTAATTACCAGAAAGGCGTGGCAGCCGATGAGCGTATGAAACGGGCCTCTACCTATGAGGCGAGTCTCAGGGCATACGATCAGGAGCTTCAAGCACGGGCAGCTCAGCCGCTGCCAACCCCGCCGGCCACAGGAACGACGGCGGACCCGGATCTACCACCTACCGGCGATCAGGGCGAACGTGTTGATATGCAGGGCACTGCCGAGAGATTGGTTGGTGCAATGTATAGCGGGGACCGAGAGGCAGCTATTACCGAGGCTGCGGAGGTCCTGACCTCGTTTCGCGATGAGGTTACACGGTCTGTTCAGCAGAAGGCTGGTCAGCCCGCGCAGGGGCCGAGCCCTGAAGAACTGCAGCTGGCCAATCAACGGGCAGCGCAGGCAGAAAGGGATCGGCTTGATGCAAACACTGTTTTCGTCGATGAGTTCTCGGATCTATCGAGCCCGGTACTCAGGAACGCAACGTACCAGATGGTGCAGGAAGTCGCTGCAGATCCAATTATGTACGGGCGTCCACTTGCCGAAATCACCAGAGAAGCCGGCATGAGAGTGCGGAAAGACGTTTTTGGTGATGACGCAACCCCTGAGCCGACTCCCAATCCGACGCCACCAGCGATCGTTCCAGAGATAATCCCCGCGGCTCCGGTCCCGGGCACCGATCTGGCTACCCGCATGGCTCTCAAAAAGAGAACAGTCGTTCAGCCTCTAATCCCAGCGCAAGGGCGGTTCGTTGACACAGCTTCAGTTGATCAGAAACCTGAAACGAACTCGGAGTACATCAACCGCATGAGAGCGGAAAGCCGGGGCCAACCACGACAGTAGCCCTCTGATGTACTCCACGGATAGGAGTCATTATGGCTGGTCAACTCTGGGCGGTATCCGCCCTCGGTGGCTACATGTACACGGACGAGCTGACGAATGTCATGCGGACTGCCCTGCAGCCCGTGGTGAGGTTCCGAAACTTCTGTGATGCAAAAGACGCCACGGATAAAGGGCTGGGCAAGGGTGAACTGTTTCATTGGAATGTCTACAGTGATGTAGCGACAGGCGGCGATGCTCTGGACGAGCAGAAAGCAATGCCTGAGACCAATTACACGATCACTCAGGGTCAGCTCACGATCACTGAATATGGCAACTCAGTACCGTACAGCGGCAAGCTGGACAACCTGAGCAAGCAGCCGGTCAGTGAGATCATTCACAAGGTTCTCAAAAACGACGCCAAGAAAACTCTCGATGGCGCGGCATTCAACCAGTTCAACCTGACACCGCTGACCGTAGCGCCACTGTCAGGCACTGACACTGAAGTTGTCGTGTTCGAGGAAGGTGGTTGCACGATCACCAACAACGTCGCTCTTGGAAAACTTCACATCGGTTCCATCGTAGACGGCATGAAAGAGCGGGACATCCCGCCCTACATGATGGACGATTACTACGCAATTGGCCGTCCGACAACCTTCCGCGCACTTCGCAAAGATCTCGAACCCGTACACCAGTACGTCGAGACCGGTTTCGGCTTTATTATGAATGGCGAGATTGGGCGCTACGAAGGCATACGCTTTACCGAGCAGACGCATGTCGCGAAGGGTGGAGCTGTTGACAGCGCCACGTACACCTTCCGGGTAGCGGACGCATGGAATAACGCCAAGTCTGACTGGGTGTTCTTCCTCGGCGAAGACACGGTGGCAGAAGCTCTGGCGATCCCCGAGGAAATCCGCGGTAAGATCCCGACAGACTTTGGCCGGTCAAGGGGTGTGGCATGGTACTACCTCGGCGGCTTTGGCATCATCCATTTGGCTGATGCTACACAAGCCCGCATTTGCAAATGGGAGTCAGCAGCATGAGCAACAGCTATGACAACCCAAGAGTTCAGACCTACGGGCTGGGCAATTATGACTACGCAGCTGCTGGCGATGCCTTCGCAATTCCTGTTCCTGCTGGCATGTCGCGATGTCGAATTGATGACATCAATGTGGCGGCCACGGAGGTCTTCACGACTGGCGGCAAGGTCGAGATAGGCACTGCAGCCGATCCTAATCGGTATGCTGAGCTGACGCTCGGGACGCTGGCAGACACTGATGGTCTCGCCATGGACCCGGAAACCGAAGCGTTTGATATCGGTCAGGGCGGCAAGGGCGTGGTTGACATCGCAACCGAGGCTATCACTCAGCTCGAAGTTGTGTTGACGACATCAACAACGACCGGAATCGGCTTCACGAATATCGTTATTTCGTGGTGGTAGAATCCGCCTGAGCTAAAAGGAGATTTCGACATGAAATCATTGCCAAGAGACGGCAAACAGAAGGCTGGTATTCAATCCGGTACTTCCCACAAAGAGAAGTGCAATGATTCAGACGCGAGTCTGGGTATGCACTCTGTGGGCAAGAACGAGAAGCCGGGAGCCAATCCCAGCGTGAAAGTCAGCCGCGGCCACACCATCAAGTAACCGATGGCGCGACCAATAACTGCAGCCCCGGGGTTGTCCCGGGGCTGTTTTGGAGCAGCCGATGGACAAAGACACCAGACACGCGCTGGGCAGTGGCTCAGAGGATGATTACATGGCGAACGAACTTCCCATGGCGCATCCGTTCGAGGGCCCGAAGCGGCCACCACAGCCCGATGGTATGGGCACCCCGAATCCCGCGATCAACGAGAGGCGTCCGATAGCCCGGATGCATCCTGATCTGGGATCGGAATGTTTAAGTGAGGGATGCGCTTTCCGCACCCCAATTGGAGAACCATACGATGACTAGATTACTCGACAAGAACCGTGCTTTTGGCGTGGTTGTTGGCGCCAGCGATGGCACTGCATTTCATCAGGACGGCCATTGTTTCCGGCCTGACGGCACAGAAGTTGGTGCCCCTGTTGTTGTTCCTGCGCCAGTTCCAGTTGCCGCAGAGACCGCTGCGGCTGCCCCGGATATTCCGGCGCCAGCCGGCGTGACCCGTGAGGAACTGAAGGCCCTGCACCCGAGCCAGATCAAGAAACTGATTCTGGCAGAAGGTCTGGAGTTGATCGTTGGCCCGGGATCAAAGGCGAAGAACATCGAGCAACTGCTGGCCGGGGAGTGAATGTCAACCTTCCTCGAACTTGTTCAGGAGCTTGTCACTGAGCTTGGCATCGGTGGTGCCAATCAGGGCGCCACTGTGCCGCCTACCGTGGCCGGTCAGGTAGGACAGCTGTGGAATGCCGTCAACTGGATTAAGCAGGCCGAGAACAATATCAACCTGCTGTACTCCGACTGGCAATATCTGGGGCTGGAATACGCTGAAACCCTGAGTATCGGCTCTACTGCCGTGCCTGCACACAGCACCGCCGGCGAGTCGGTCAAGATGTGGGACCGGGGGTCCTTGTGGCTTGACAAGACCACGACCCGGGCCGCGCCACTTACATGGAGGGACTGGGAGGAATTTCGTGCAACCATCCTTCCCGGGGCTGCACCTACTACCAACTCGAAACCATCAATCATCACGCAAAAGCGCGATGGATCCCTGCTTGTAGATACACCTTGTGATCTGGCCTACGATCTCACGGGGGAGTTCTACAGGAGACCGGTGCTGCTGGATGTTGATGCTGATCTTCCGGCAATGCCGGCTGAATACCATCGCATTATTGTCTGCGAGGCAGCGATCAAGTACGGTAACAAGGAAGCGGCGCCAGAGGTTATTACCGGCATGGAGGCTGAGTACGAAATGCTCTTGGATAAGCTGCGGAGCGACCAACTCATTGGCGGCGAATACGACAACCAGTACTCTCAGGATCTCCCGATCGTGATCGAGATCCCGGGCTTTGATGATGATTCAAAATGGGTTTTATGAATGGTCAATCTAGCTCAAGCAAGGAGAGAGCGAACCAGTCGGCTCCGTAAGGTACGCCGCGAGGACAGCGATTTCTATCCGTTTGGCGGCGGGCTCAACCTGATCGACTCACCACTCTCATCCGAGCCCGGACAGGTGCAGAGCGCCCTCAATTATGAAATGGGCTTCGTCGGCGGCTACAAGCGCGTCGGCGGCTATGAGGGATTCGATGGCACGCCCTCGGTGGCCAATCCTGATTATCATCTACTTCCGTTCGCAGCGACCAAGAAACCGGCGATATTCGACAGCACCGGCAACACGACCAATGAAGAGCGCCGGCAACTGATTGTCGGCCAGACCAGTGATGCTCACGCTCACCTGATGGTTGCTTCACAGGACGGGGGTTACGGCACCAATGTCATCCTCAGTAATTCTGATCTGGAAGATACAACCTACTGGGATCCGGCCGCCGGCACCGGCACCGTCACGGTTCTCGATGAGGACTACACTTGGGTAGACGGGATTATTCCAACGCTCAGCCAGCTGAGAGAATCCAATGATGGGGGGGCTTCAACGCACACCATCGAGCAATTACTTGACCCGATCAGCATTGCTATCGGGGACATGCTGTATGTCTCTTTCTTCGCAAAATATGACGGTGATCCTACCTCGACAATCTTGGTTCCGAGATCCGGCATCCGGCTTGTTATTGAGAATGCCGTTGGTGATCCGTTTGGTCTTCCATCGTCTGCGCCATATATTGAGTTCAATCTCAGACAGGGTGTGGTGTTCGACCAGTCCGCACATTGGCTGGCCTTTGGAATCGACAATTTAGGAAACGGGGTTGTCAGGTGCTGGGGTCGCACCAAGTTTGCGACCGTGGCGGACGCTTCGCTCACGCTCTCCTACAGCATGATGCAGGAGCCCACGCCGACGACACTGACCGAATCATATCAGGGGAACAACACTGGCATTGTCCACTTTGGCGGACCCATGGCCGTGGTGATGCCCCGGTTTACCCCGCACAACACTGTTGAGCCAATCGTCCTGTCTACCGCGCTTGACTGGTTCAGGAACTCGGTAACAGTGACCGATGGCGCCAGCGTCTGGACCAGCGGTATTTACCCGACCTTCAGCCGCATTGCGGATACAGCAGTCACCAATATCCACACCATCACGGCTGCAGAGAATTCTGCGACCGAATTCAAACCCATTAAGGTCGTCAAGGGCGACAAGGTGTTCATCGAGTTCTATGCCCGCTGGACCAGTGGGCAACAGGATGGGCATTACATTCAAACCGCCTCGTCCTTTGATGAGATCTTCGATTCGGATATTGCTGCTGGGCTGGCGACGGTTTACATCAATTACAATCAGGGCGGGACCATTGCTGACACTCCAGCCCAGTCCAATATGGAAACGGTCGATGTTGAGGAAATAGAGACTGACATCTTCCGGGTGCGCCTGACTACCGTTGCAGCAGTTGGCGGCGGCACGACATTCCTGACCATCGGTAACGCTGAAGAGGTCACGGCGACCGAAATGAACCGGATCTATGATGGCACCGGGCTACTGTACACGGAGATCATTGGCATCAGGGTTCAGGTGATCCCTGAAGGTGGCGACGATATCAAGCTTGGACATGCCGTGACTGGCGATGCCGCCGTTACGGTGCCGACTGGCAATCTGGTTGTTGCTGGCAGCGTGACTGGCGGGCCATTCGTTAAGGACGAACAGCTGGATGTCCGGGCGTATAACGTCGATGCCGGGATCACAAGGCTGGAGAGCCTGAATTTCGGATCAGCAACCGGACCTTTAACAACTAACAGTGAGCCTGATGCTGCGCTGTCCACGGCGTACACAGCACTGGCAACCGCGGCCATCACCACTGCCAAACCCCCGGGTGGTGGTCCGATTCGCGGTGTCTGGATGCACCGGGGCTTTTTGTACGCCTTTCGCGACTCTGCGGAGGGCGATGTTTGCAATATGTGGAAGGCGACCGGCGCCGGCTGGCTGGAAGCGGGCACCGACATTATTCTTGATTTCGACGGTGGTGATGGCACTGAGCCGGCCGAAGGCGCTACCGTGGTTGGCGTTACCAGTGCATCAGAGGGCGTGATCAAGCGCATCATCACAACCAGCGGAGTCTGGGGCGTGGATGCAGCTGGCTACATAATCCTTGCTCGACCGCTGGCTGTGGATAGCGGGGTTTTCGAGAACAACGAGGTCCTGAATGTCAGCTCTACGCGAATTGCGGATGCTGATGGAGATTCAAGCGTCCAGTCATTCTCCCCGGGCGGGCGATTCGAGTTCCGGTCAAAAAACTTCTACGGTCACGTAGATCAGTATCGAATGTATGGTGTAAATGGCCTCGACAACGGCTTCGAGTACGATGACGTTAATGATGTCAATGTGCCGATCAGAACCGGCATGACGGTCGATGCTCCGACACACCTTGCGGTCCACAACAAGCACCTGTTCTTTGCCTTCAAGGGAGGATCTGTGCAGCTCTCAGGAGACGGGGATCCGCTCTCTTGGACCGTTATTACCGGGGCTTCTGAAATCGGTGTGGGTGATGAGATCTCCGGGTTCAATGAAGAGGTTGGCAACAGCCTGTTCATCTTCACTCGCGACACAACCTCTGTCCTGCAGGGCAACACCCGGGCGAATTTTGATCTGGATGATTTCAACGTCAATGCCGGCGCGCATGAGTGGAGCCTGCAGCGCATCGGCCTTGGGACCTATTTTGATGATCGAGGTTTTACGACACTACTGCAGACCCAGCGACAGGGATCGGTTAATTTTCAAGAGAACACCCAGTCAGAGCTGATTCAGCCGCTGGTCGAGAACCTTGTGCGGACAGCCAAGGTGAAGACCAGTCACCTGATCCGCAACCAGAATCTCTACCGTTGCTATTTTGATGATGGCCGAATTGTCTCGATCGGCTTCAGTCAGCACAAAGTGTCTGGCCATATGCCACTGGAGTATCCATTTATCGCCAACGTCTCGGTGTCTGAAGAGGACACCAACGGCGCTGAGCGGACATTCGTCGGTGCCGATGATGGCTCTGTTTATGAAATAGAGCATGGCACCACCTTTGATGGCGACGACATCCGAGCCTTTATGCGAACGGTGCTGTATCACAGCGGATCTCCGGGGCAGTTCAAAAAGTATACTCATGCGCGACTGGATGCCACGTTGACCGGTGCGCTGACGATGTTGGGCAGAATTGAATACGATTTCGATGACCCCGACTGGAATCTCGGAGCCGATCTGGATTTCACGTCTGAGGCCGCCGGCGGCTACTGGGATGCTTTCGTCTGGGACAATTTTATCTGGGACAAGGCGACGAGCGGCAACCCGCAGGTCAAGTTGGAAGGGGAGGGCACGAACGCCAGCGTCTATCTGTACAGCACATCCTCGATCGATTCGAGTCATACGCTTCGCGGTATGAGCCTACAGTGGCTGCCGCGGCGCTCTGACAGGAGAGTTTAATGGCATCACCACATTACACGCCCACAGGGGCTCCGATTCAGGGAGCATTCGGGCAATCACTGGCCATCCGTGATGAATTTCAGGCGATCGAGACCGCGATTCAGGTAATGAACTCGATCCCGATTACGCTTCAGTGGAATGATGCTAATGGATCAGATCCCGGGGCCAGCCTGTTTGTTGTCGTTCCGTGGGCCTGCAATATCGTTGCTGCCTATGCGGTCAATCATGCTGCCAATGCAGGGGCGGATAATGTCCTGACCATCGAGATCAACGGTGTATTGGTGACGATGCCGGTGTTTGAGTTCGATGTGGCAGACACCGTTGACACGGTAATTTCATCTGTACCGACCGCGCAAAACAGTGTTGCGGCCGGCGGATCAATAGAGGTCATCACTGATGCTGGTGGTAGTTCTGTCATGCCAGTGACGGTGACGCTGGTCCTTGAGCGAACGTAGTGACAAGCACAAAAGGGAGATCCTGATGGCTGACGGACCATCTGCAGACGGCTGGAGATCAAAAGTGATTTCAAGGCGTTACACAAGAAGGTTGATGCTAACCATTTAGAGGTATTAAAGGCAATCAGGAACGCTAATGGCTGAACGTGAATTTACAGATCTGATCGTCATTCACTGCGCGGACACCAAGCCGAGCATGGATCATGTCAATGAGGATGAGATTCGCCAGTGGCATCTGGCTCGGGGCTGGTCTGACGCCGGTTACAATATCGTGATCCCTCGCCGGCCGATGGATCATAAGCACGGCTACATCGAGATCGCCAGACCGCTGGATCAGCGTGGTGCTCATGTGAAGGGCTACAATTCCCGGGCGCTCGGGATCTGTCTGGCCGGCGGCATGAGCGAAGACGGCCAGCCAGAGGATAACTTTCTCAAGCAGCAGTGGGATGCTCTGAAAATTTCTGTGGATTTTTGCTACGAATACGCGCCACTATCAAAAGTCTGCGGGCATTGCGATCTGGACAGTGGCAAGACCTGCCCGAACTTTGATGCCATCGCTTGGGCTCTTGCGGAGGGGTTCCCAGTATGAACATCAATCAAGTCAGCCTCGGTCTTATCGGCACGACCATTGTCGGCACGGCCGCGGTCATTATTTACGCCTTCAACAACTTTGTCAGGGCTGAAGAGTTCCACCAGAAGATCGAGGATGTGACGGTGCTGGTGGCTTATGGCCAGTATTACGATCGCCTTGATGATCGTGATAAGTCTATTGATGAAGGGAACGTCGATCTGGCCGAGGAATACGAGCGCCAGATGGAGAAGATCAAGGCTGAGATTTGCGAACACGATCCAAAATGGGAGCGATGCAAAAATGAATAGACCATCATCAACAATCACGGCAGCCGGCATCTCTGGCTTTATCGCGGCAACGCTTTTGCTCGGGATCAAGATTGGAGCGCCTGAAGTCTACACCCAGATTCCACCTGAGTATCAGGGCTATCTGGTCACGGGGATCATGTGCATGTTCGGCTACTTCAAGAAAGAGAAGGTGCTGGTGAATCAAGATGCTCTCTAAGGTACTGATGGGCGTATCCGCGGCAAGCGTTCTGGCGCTGTTGTTCGTGTTCAATATGCTGCTCAATGCCAAGGAAGCCAATGGCGTCCTGATTCAAGGCATCGAGACGGCTCAGGGCGTAAATGACAGGCAGAAGGCCACGCTTGCAGAGGTTCAATCGAACCACGACAACCTTCTGGTGCAGATCGATCAGGAACGAGTCAGGACCAAAGAGGCAACCGATGCATTGGAGGCGAGCGAAGCGGGGCTGGATGTTGCCGAGGCAAACTTTAATCAACGGCTGAAGGCTGCTGTTGCGGGGATGAGTGATGAAGATCTTGAATGCGCCAGTGAGTTTGTGCCTGCTGCTCTTATTGACAGCCTGCACGACGAAACCAGCGGTATTGACTGACCCTGATATCGTTTATCAGGACAAGCTGGTGCGGGTGCAGACACCGCCTCACCTGCTGACTGATTGCGAGGTATCGCCCTTGCCGGCGGCCGGAATGAACTGGACTTGGTTTGAGATACTGGAGCTGATGAAGCAAAAGGACTCAGAGCAGGTTGCCTGCAACGATCGATTCGGAATCATTGAAGAGTGGCAGAGTAGTGACCTTTGAAAGTAGCGGCGAGCGGATTGTACAAGCCAAGGGACGAGGAAAATACTGCCCGCATGAAGAGAATTTTGGACTGGATGCGTAAGCTGGTTCAGGTGAGAATGGAACTAGCCAAGGAAACCAAAGACGATGGCGACGAACAGTAACGATTTATTTCCCTCTGGCTCTGCGATGGATGACTTTTTCTCGCAGGCAGATAACTATACAAATGTCCTGCCGCCAGAGGTCGGGGATCCGTCGCCAATGCTTGAGTCAGCTGCGGCTCCAGTTCCATCTACTGACATCCCGGCGCCGGGAACCCCGGCTGCATACTCAGGCCCTGATACGCCGGCTGCCCCGGGATACGGGCCAATCGTGCCTGACACTACTCAGGGCGTGACTGCGGAAGATTCTCCGGGCCAGCTATTCACCGAGGAAAACATGGGCGCCGACAGGTCCGCTGATTTCCTGCAAGGATATGCTGACAAGGCTCCGGGCGTGACCCCGGAACAGACTGTGCAAGGTCAACTCGAACAGATCCTGAACAAAGACAATGCGCTTTTCGACTGGGCACGGGGACAGGCAGCGCAGTACGCCAATAGCCGAGGCTTGCTAAACAGTGATATTGCTGCGGAAGCATCCAGTCAGGCGGTGATGG